ACTCGGAAACGATATCTTAGTTTAGGCATTAACAATACCTGGTTGCCGCCGTCTGTTGGTACTCCAAAGTTGTTAAGTGAAGTAATTGGCATATTAAATTTCTCCTGTGTTCTGTACACGAAGCGGAATGTAAATAAACTCAACTGCCTTGATAGGCTCAATTGCAATATCTACATAAAGTTCGTTACGGTCAATTCTTGCAGGTGTGTTGTTTGATTCATCACACACTACTGCAAAGTCGTTTAGTGCCCTTAGCCCTACTAATTCTAGAAGCAAACTTTCAACTGCTTGTTTGATTTCTGCCCTAGTAATACCATCATTAGGTTCGAACACATATGGTCTAGCAAGTCTGTCTAGTTGACTACGAAGGAATACAACTAGTCTAGCAACATTGATTCTATCAAGTGCGCTAGCATTTCTTGCTCTGGTCTTTTGACCGTATGCCACCAATCCTGTTCCTACAAAGAATGGAATCGGGTTAATGTTTTGAGCATACAGCGTATCACGCTGTCCTTCATTAAGTGCAACAGTTTGGAATTCACCAGTTAAACTGTCAATATATCCAACGCTGGTAGCATTAGTAATTCCGCCGCGTCTTGTTCCTGCTGGTGCGAACCATGGGAAGCTTACATTGTCACTTAAAGTAATAGTTCTCAACATCATGTGTGATGCAGGAACTACAGCATTAGAACCTGACAAATCAGTGGTAAATCCGTTTGGATAATACACACCCAAATACTCATCAAATGTTACAATACCGTCGTCATTGTTATCAGTAACAAGTGCTTCGTTGGTACCGTATGCACTTAATGTAGTTGCATCGTCTGCCAATCTAAGTGGTGTGTCGCCTACGACAAACGCTGTAAGCCCACGATCAATGTTCAAGTTAACTAGATTACTCATTAGCTCTGGATAACCAGGTGCTGCAATTAAGTTAAAGTTTCTACGCTCTGTGTCACGCAGTAATTGGTTTGTGTCAACCGCACTCTTAAGTGCTTGTACAACAACCTGACGCTGTGCCTTACGACCAAAACTACCTGAGCCATCTTCTTGGTTGCCTGACTGTGTAACCCAACGATCAGTCTCATAACTGCTCATTGCTTCGCCCGCTACCCATGCATCGCCATCTGGTGAATTTGTGGAGTCGAATCTTGGGTTGTCGCTAGTTGTGTCAATATAGTTATTAGCATAACGCTTGACATTTCCGCCGCTTCTACGCAAGTTCCAAAGTAGCATACCTTTTGGATACAAATCTGGATCCGGTGCGTCTGGGTCTAAGTAGTTGCTAGTCAATAGATCAATAATGCTTGCTTCTGTGTTACCAGTAGCACCACTTAAACCAAATCTAGCGTCTGCAAATAATACGCCATCCTCAGTTACTTGGTCAGTCTTATCAATCTGTACAAACTCTTGTAATGCACCATTGTAACGATACATAGTTGGGAAATTTTCTAGATCAGCAGTGCTAATCCAAAGATCACCGTCAACTAGTGCAGTTCCGTCACTTTGTAGTGTTGGTTCTGTTGCTGCTACTATAGGTCCGTTTGGATCTGTGTTTGCATATGATAAACTATAGTTTTGATACCCAACCCAAGCATTACCATTGTGAATCATAATATCAACATCACCAAAACTTGGATTGTACCAAAGTTGTCCGTCGTCTGGCTCGTTGGTTGGATCATCTGGACTTGCTTTAAAGTTACTAGCGGCTAATGGCTGCCAGTTACTTGCAAGATACACAGTTCTACCTGTACTATCGCCAACAGTTGCTGGTAATTCGTAGAAGTTTGCTGTGCCAGTCAGTGTATTGATACTGTAAGGAGTAAAAATACTTGCAATTGGATCAATACCTACATCAACTAGTCTAAAATCACCGCCTAGCTTGTGGAAGATCTGTACACGATTGTCATCTGTCACAGTTGCTTCAATGTTAGTCAATCCAGCTGCATTAATTTCAGATGCTAGTACAAATGCATCACTTGCAAGGCCAGTAGCATCAAAGTTAATATCTACTGATGTGTCTAATGCAACTTGATTTTTAATTGACTCTTCAATCGTAAATGTATTTTCGCCTGCTGTAAAACTACCATCTACAACAATAGCAGACGTAATAGTTGTATTACCTGTGGCAGCACGTCTCCACATTCTAAATGTTGAAGTAGCTGGTGTACTGTCGTATCCTGATGTTTCGTTGCTGTTAGACTGTGTAAACAAGGTATCTACAGCAAGATTAGCTCCGCCGCCTGCACGATCTAAACTGTATAGTGCAGAGTTTGTGCTAGCATAGATAGGTGCTTCAACTGCTACCCACGATGCTGTAGAGGCATCCCAACGTTTGACTCTTAAACGAGCACCGAAGTTAGGCTCAGTAGTCTTAACCCAAACACTGCCTGTCGGGCGTGGAGTAGTATCGCCTGACTTCCAAGCTGGAACTTGTGTATGTGGAGTTTGCTGTAAATCTGGACCAGCATATGTTCCAGCAGTTACACCAACTTCGTCTAAATCAGCAGTACCGTCTGCAATTACAATTGCGTTTGCAGTAGGATCTGTTAAACCGTTTGTATAAAGTACAAGCTTACTTGCTACATTTGCTGCTGTAACACCTGTAATACTTAAACCGTTGATGTTATCTACAAGATCATTTAGTGTGTCGCCTCCGGTAATAGTCACTGTACTACCGTTAATTGTAAAGTTACCTGCTGACAAAGTGCTGGTTACTACAACTGACCCTGTTAATGTTGGCCAACTTGCTCTCCAATCCGCACTGCCTACTAGTACCCATTGTCCTGCACCAACACCGGCTTGTGTGTTACCTGCACTCTTGTAATAAACACGGAAAGTTTCTCTGTTTGCACTAAAAGAGCCTGCGCCATCGACAGTTTCAAACACAATAGCATAATCACCAATAGCACCTACTGCACCAACTGGTCTGCGGCCTGCACTTGATGGTTCAATCTTTGTAGTATCTGAATCTGTTAATACAATAGGAGTTTTGTTTGCAAACTTTTGGCCGCCTGTAGTGCTAACCGCAGCACCATTCCACTCTTGGATACCCCAAGCAGTTGCGCGAGTATCGACCCACCATTGGCCGTCATCTGGATTCGCTCCCGGGGCTTCTGTTTGTCCTGCTAGTTCTGAAAGGTCTACATCTGCTCTTGCAATGAATGCAGAGTTAGATACGCCTAACAAGCTGTATGCTGACAATAGACCATATTCGTTTCTTTCTGAACCATGAATTGGTGTATTGCTTGCTGTCTTCTCGAAGAAAGGTGATCCGAAAAGATCTACTAATTCTCTCTGACTAGTCACGCGATATACCTGTCCTAGATTCGCGGCTAGTGTGGCTTGGGCAACTCCTGTACCTGCACCGTTAACTTTATCTTGTGCTGTTGCTACAACAATGAGAGGAGTAGTACCCGGTGCCGCCGGTGTGTAAAAACTCTCATCAATTACCGTAACTTCAACGCCTGGTGATTGTAATGCCATTCCCATATCTCCTGGTAATAGTTTGTTCTTGTATTTAGTGTATAAAACAAAAAATCACCGTTTAGCAACACTACAAAAGGGGCGAAAAAGGTTTAAAAGATTAAATACGCATATGAGACCACTATGCAAATGCGGTGTTAGACCGTGTGCTGTAAACTATAAGAAGAATAACAGAACCTACTATCGTAGCCTGTGTGAAGCCTGTATGAAACACGGTGTCTATAACGGTGTGCCAAGATGGTACCGTGCCGGATATAGAATAACTAATCAATGTGATAAATGCGGATTCAAATCACAGTACAATGATGTATACAGAGTATATCATATTGACGGCAATCTTGATAACTGTCGTTTGAGTAATCTTAAAACTGTGTGTGCTAACTGTCGTGTTCTACTCACCAAAGAAGGATCAAACTGGAAGCAGGGCGATTTAATTGCTGACTTCTAGCATTCTTTCTACACAACTGTATAATTCGTCAATGCTGTTATTGTTGTATATTTCTAGATCAAAATCAGTGTTTAGCCACGCCCATTCCGAACTGTGTATATTAAGTTCAGTCATATCGTTAATTGCGTTTATGTCGCCGAGATTTGCCAGTTTGGCTGTTTCGTACCAGCTCGGAAGCTCGCCTCGAACTACCCAAACTATTTTGCCGCCAGCGGCTTTGATTGATTCGACTTCATTAGGAAATCTACAGTCTGATATTACCACACTGTCTCGACTCTGTCGAAGTTTGTTTTCTAGGCTGGCAATCCAAATATCGTTATGGAAGCCTTTACGAGCAACTTCGGTGCCCCAATACTGTAATACCCATCTAGGAGTCAGCGTGGGCATATTAAGACGATGTGCCCACCATTCATCAACTTCTTCTCGCCAGTCTCTAGCTTCTGTGGATTTGCCTTCAAGCTGTTCTCTGTCCCAGCCAAACACAGCCGACACCGCATCTTTGAGTGTGCCAGCAAAACTTTCTCTGCGAAACTGGTGTTGATTTACAAGATAATCTGCCACGGTGTCTTTACCGCTGCCAATAAACCCGCAAACGCCAATAATCATTTATAACTCCTTTGGAAGAAGTTATATTATAACAAGTTATTACGTGAACGTCAACGAATTTTTTGATTTAGGCTACGCATTAACTTTGCGTATGGATTAACATTCTTTGTTCGTTTAGCTCGTCTAGCCTGACGAACTCCTGTGCGTTTTCTAGTTACACGCATCTGTGCCGCTTTTTTAGGATTAGGAGATGCAAAACAATCGCTAGGTTTTGAAACAATGCGACTCTTTCTAGGGCCTGTTGGGCAACGGAATCTTAACTTTGCTCCGCCCTTCTTAGATTTTTTCCAAGCTCTTGCGGCTTCTTCTAATGTTTCGTCTATAAATTCGTCTGCTCGCATTATCCAATCACCCAACTATAGCCTTGGCCGCCTGGTACTAGCGTCATTAATTCTAGAGTTAATCTATCTATGTCTGCTTGTGCTTCTGCTTTGAGGCTTGCACCGTTAAGAGCAGTTCCGCCCTGTGGGCCTGCAATGTTTGCAAATTTTTCACGAGCTTGACCTAACACCAATTTACAGTTTGCTAGTGTGTAATCTTTTATCCATTGACCTGCATACACATCATCTATTATTACGAAATCAGGCTTTTCGTTATAAACCCAAAGTAATACTTGTTCTTCGCCTCTTGGACGTTGTTGTATGATTAACTTCTTGCTCTGCGGATTCCAAGTAAAGTTAATAAAACTACCAAACATTTTTCCAACAAGTTCTTGATACCCAGCAAACAATTCATAGGTAGCAAGGCCACCCATATTTGTTGAACTTAACAAATAAGTATTTGTGTATGCTAAATTAAATGGTTCGAACACTGTGCCGCCTGAGCCGTTACCTGATCTCGAACCTACACTTCTACGAAATATTTGCCTTACCTGTTGAATTTCTCTAGGCAGTGTATAATTATTTTGATCTTTTTCTAAGGTAAGTGTTACATAGCTTTCTTCAACTGCATTGTCTGAACGCTGTCTAAACACTGCAAGGCTTTTCTTAAGTGCTGTTTCGTAGTGGATAGGATCAAGTTCTACATCGACCATCCCGTCGCCAAGCATTGTGCGACAATAATCGAAGACTTCTTGTTTAGATTGGTCAAGTTCACTCATATACTTATTTATCGTTATCGTTGCGGTAAATACAGTATGCCGAGACTTTCACTTTACAGACCGAATAAGACCAACGATTACAAGTTCCTAGATAAGGTTATTTGGGAACAGTTTCAAGTGGGTGGGACAGATGTGCTTGTACACAAATACATAGGCCCAGGAACCAGTTCCGACGATACACCTAGCACACCAACATACACCAGCGACAGTGTCAGCAACATTCAGGATCTATTGTTTTTAGAGAACAGAGATAGAAAGTACAGCGACGATGTATATGTTTTACGTGGTATTTACAGCATACAGGACATTGATTTTAACCTAAGTCAGTTTGGATTGTTTCTACAAAACGATACTGTTTTTATTACATTTCATATTAATGATACTGTAGAAAAACTAGACAGAAAGATCATACCCGGCGATGTACTAGAACTGCCACACCTAGAAGATGAACACGCACAGAATGATTTAAACTATGCCCTCAAAAGATTCTATGTTATAGAAGAAGTTAACAGAGCTGCTGAAGGTTTTTCGCAGACTTGGTATCCTCATCTATATAGAGCTAAATGTGTACCATTAGTTGACAGCCAAGAATTCAAAGACATATTAGACAATATTGCCAATGCAGAAGACTATCAAGGCACTTGGAATCCCAATATTACATATGCAGTAAATGATGTAGTGCTAGGTTCAGACGGTGACAAGTATATTGTTACCACAGAAGTAACAGGAGTTGATCCTACTAGTGTAGAAGGTCCGCAATACTATAGACCAGCAGACACCTTGCGTGATCTAATGAGCACATACGAAAAAGAAATGCAGATCACATCAGCGGTGTTAGATCAGGCAGAAGCAGATGCTCCGCAGAGTGGCTATGATAGAACAATGTTCTATCATCTACAAACCGACGATGACGGTAAAGCAGAACTGGTTACTACAGATCTGGACAACATAGACACTAGTGTAGAACTACAGGCTACAGATGAACAAGGCAATCTGCTGTTTGACGACAATGGAGATCCTGTGTATGTAGGTGTTAATGCCAGTACAGTTTTCCAAAGTCCGGAAGGTAAGGCATACAAAGGATATATCACGGGCGATGCTGTACCGCCAAACGGTGCTCCGTTTACAAGCGGAATTAGCTTCCCTTTACAACCGGTCACAGGACAGTTTGCACTAAGAACAGATTATTTGCCTAATAGATTATTCCGCTTTGATGGAGTAAGATGGGTTAAGATAGAGGACGATGTTAGAATGACAATGAGCAACCTTGGTGCTAGTGATACAGGCACAGGTAATCGCTTCGAAGGCAAAGAAGTTAGACAAACACAAAAATCAACATTTATTAATAATCCGCAGGTTAACACAATCGGCGGTAATCAAGTACCAGAAAAGCAGAGTCTTTCTAAAGCACTTCGTCCAGAGGCTGATGAATAATGGATTATTTTTACGATGGGCAGATAAGAAGATATGTTACACAGTTTATGCGTATCTTCATCGGTTTCAAAACAGAAGCAGGAGACGGTACACAAAAAACTACACCCGTAATGTACGGCGATATGACTCGACAAGTCGGTAATATTATCCGAGAAAACAGTGAAAACAAAATGCCCACTGTTCCTAGAATTGCCTGCTATATTACAGGATTAGAAATGGATACTTCACGATTAACAGATCCTAGTTTTGTGAGTAAGCTAAACATTAGAGAGCGTGAATATAACAGTTTCGATGATAATGGGAACCCATTATACACAGGAGCACAGGGTTCTAACTATACCGTAGAACGTTTGATGCCAACTCCGTTTACATTAAGTATGAAAGCGGATATTTGGACTAGCAATACTGATCAAAAACTACAACTGCTAGAACAGATCTTAGTATTGTTTAATCCGAGTTTAGAAATACAGACCACTGACAACTATATTGATTGGACTAGTTTGAGTGCCATATACCTTAGCAATACTACATTCTCTAGTAGAAGTATCCCACAAGGCTTAGAAAGCGATATAGATATTTGCAGTGTAGATTTTACTATGCCTATATACATCACGCCTCCTGCAAAAGTCAAACGTCTCGGTATTGTACAAACTATAATTTCTAACATCTTTACAGAATCAGGTGACATACAGAATTTAGAAAACATTGTGTTCGATCAACAGAACGGTGACGCACAGGTT